CGTTGGTCAGTTGAAAAGTTCAAAGGTCTTTTAGTTCAGATCGATCGCGAAGCTAACAAGATTGCCAAAGATACTCGTAGAGGTAAAGGCAACTTCATCGTTTGTTCATCAGACGTTGCAACAGCTTTAGCTGCTTCTGGCATGTTGGTATACAATCCAGCTATGTCTGTAGATTTAGCAGTTGATGACACTGGCAATACATTTGCTGGTGTATTAAACGGCAAGATCAAAGTGTACATCGATCCATATGCTACACAAGACTACGTAACTGTTGGTTACCGTGGTACAAACCCATATGACGCTGGTTTATTCTACGCTCCATATGTACCACTCACAATGGTTCGTGCTGTTGATCAAGGTTCTTTCCAACCTAAGATCGGTTTCAAAACACGTTATGGCATGATTGCAAACCCATTCTCAAATCCAGGTTCAGCACCTGTAAATGATACTGGTTTAAATCGTACTAACGTTTATTTCCGTATCTTCAAGGTAACAGGCCTTTTAGACAACGCTTAATCTATACAAGCTTAAGAATTACAATAAGTATAGAACTCAAGAGGGAACTTCGGTTCCCTCTTTTTTTGTCTGGTGCTGATATAAATAGATAATATTGCGGAGATAGATTAAAAATGGCAAATAAAAATTACGATATAGGTCTTGAACCAGGATCAGTAACAGCAAATAAAAATCCATTAGTCACAGCTGATGGGTTTAAATTCATATTTGCTCGAGCACCCAACGTTCAATACTTTGCACAAAGCATTAGCATCCCTTCTGTTACAGTACCAGAGGTTGCAATCCCTCGTGGTAAACAAACTGCATTTGTGCCAGGAGATCACATTCAATATGATCCTTTAACAATCACAATGTTGGTTTCTGAAAATATGGAAAACTTTAAAGAAATCTATGATTGGTTAAATCGTAGTATCAACATGGCGAAGTATGAGGATAAGTTTGATGACTTAACGATCTATGTGTTAACGAGTAAAAATAATCCAAATAAGAAAATATTTTTCCGCAATGTATTCCCTACTAGTATAGGTAATGTTACATTCTCTGTTCAAGAAGCAGACATTGTCTATGGTACAGTTGATGTAACTTTCCGCTACGACTATTTCACGTTCGAAAATTAACTGTTTACTTTCCCTTAAAAATGTGGTATAATGGGGTATAAAATAACCCTAAGGTTTTAACATGCTAACACTTGAACAAATATTAGATAATTGGAAAGTCGATTGCCAGATCGACGATGTTGAATTGGATAAGTCTTCCAAAGATACGCCTAAACTACATGCAAAATATGTAGAACTTCTTTCGCTAGCTAAACTTCAAAAACATCGTAAAGAGATGGAGTTTAAGAAACTATTGAAAGATAAATTCATGTGGTACAATGGTAAAATGGATAAGGCAACAATCGATGAGAAGGGTTGGGACTATGATCCATTCGATGGATTAAGTAAACCTATGAAAAGCGATATGGATTATTTTTATGAAAGCGATGACCAAATACAAACGCTTCAATCACAAATCGAATATTGGAAAACTGTAGTAGATACACTATCAGATATAGTTTCTAATATTACTTGGCGTCATCAGACGATAGGTAACATGATTAAGTGGAGACAGTTTACATCCGGTGTATAATGGACAAGATAGTAGTTAGCAAAATTAATGATGTGCACTTAAGAGTAGAGTGTGATGGCGGTGTTAAACAAGAATTAGCAGACTACTTTACGTTCTATGTTCCTGGCTATAAATTCATGCCAGCTTTTAAGAACAAAATATGGGATGGAAAGATAAGGCTGTATGATCTACGATCAAAGACTCTCTACGTAGGTCTATTAAATTATATCATTAAATTTGCAGAAGAACGTGGCTATGAAATAGAAGTCAATGTTCCAAATCAAATAACAAAAGTCAACGAAGAAGATTTACAGACCTTCGTCAATAAATTTTTAAGGCTTCCATTTGAACCGCGTGATTACCAATATCAAGCAGCAGTACATGGATTAAGAAATAAACGAGCATTACTCGTATCACCTACCGCTTCTGGTAAATCTCTCATAATCTATATCATCATACGTTATTATTTAAACGTATTAAAACAACAAAGATTACTGCTGATCGTTCCAACAACAAGTTTAGTTGAACAGATGAGATCAGACTTTTTAACGTATGCACAGAATGACGATTCGTTTGATGAGTCGATGATCCATACAATCTATAGCGGAAAAGAAAAAGACACTCTCGCGCCAATCGTTATCACTACATGGCAATCGGTCTATAAGTTAACTAAAGAATGGTTTGCACCTTTTAGGATGGTTATTGGTGACGAAGCGCATACGTTCCAAGCAAAATCATTATCATCTATCATGGAGAAATTGATAGATTGTCCGTATCGTTTCGGTTTAACAGGAACCTTAGATGGTACGTTGACACACAAATTAGTATTAGAAGGTTTATTCGGACAAGTTTATCAGGTTACTACTACTAAAGCCTTGATGGATGCAGATCAACTTGCTAAGTTAGATATTAAATGTTTGGTAATGAAGTATTCTGACGAAGAATGCAAATTAGTTAAAGATAAAACGTATGCAGAGGAAATTGATTTTATTATCGCACATCAAAAGCGAAATAATTTTATTAAGAACCTAACATTAGATCAACAAGGTAATACGCTTGTGTTGTTCAATAGGGTTGATAAACATGGCAAACCGCTATTCAAATTAATAAGGGAAAATGCTAAAGAAGATCGTAAGGTATTCTATGTTTCTGGAGAAACTGATGTTGCAGATAGAGAAACGGTTCGTGCTATTACAGAAAAAGAAAAGAATGCTGTCATTGTAGCATCATTAGGAACGTTTTCAACTGGTATCAACATTAAGAATTTGCATAATATCGTCTTCGCATCTCCTTCTAAATCTCAGATCAAGGTCTTACAGTCTATCGGTCGTGGTTTAAGAAAAGCCGATGATGGCAGAGATACGACTTTATATGATATATCCGACGACTTACATTGGAAAACAAAGAAAAACTTTACACTCATCCATGCTGGAATTAGGATTCAAATATATAGTAAAGAGCAGTTCAATTATAAGATCCACGAGGTCAAACTAACATGATCAGCAGAGATATAAGACAACTAAAATTAACAAATGGCGAAGAGATCTTAACCGAAGTGGTTGGAGAAGATCGCGAAGAAGTGTTGATTAGAGGACCATTAAAAGTTTATAGAGAACGTGTAGAACTTGGAACTATAGCTAGAGAAGCTAACATGTTTACTCGTTGGATGGGATTCTGTGATGAAGATGAACATATCATTGCAAAGTCTAACATACTTGCTATGGCGATGGTTAACGATGCGGTAGCAATGTATTATACTAAGATGATGGTGAATGTTGAACAAGATTCGATTACTCCCATAACAGATGCATCTCAAGCTAGAGTGCCTGAAGTAGTTCAACAACAACCGTCTTTCCAGATCTTAGAAGAGGATGATGATACGCCACCAACCTATCACTAATCCTTATACTGCTGGCCCCTGGGGGTAGATATATTATATACTGTAAATATTCTGTTGTACATAGGCCCCCCGAAAATATTTTTTAAATAGTTGTACATTTTGTTATTTTTATGGTATAATACCAATATGTGTCCCATTAATTGGAGTGAATGAAGATGTCTGAAATCAAGGCTCGTCCGCATTATGTGGACAATAAAAAATTCGGTAAGGCCTTAGTCGATTATGCAGCAGCAGTCGATAAAGCAAAAGCCGATGGAACAACAATCCCGATAGTACCAAACTACATAGCTGAATGCTTTCTTAAGATCGCAGAAGGTTTATCGCATAAAGTAAATTTTATTCGATACACTTATCGAGAAGAGATGGTCATGGATGCTGTGGAGAATTGCTTACGCGCAATTACCAATTATAATCCTAATGCTGAGACACGAACTGGTACACAAAACGCATTCTCATACTTTACTCAAATTTGCTTTTTTGCATTCTTAAGACGTAT